TTATTGTTCCGTATGGAACGGTTGATATTCTTTATTATTTATAAATTGTAAGGTTAAGTTCATTTTCCATATATAGATCACCATTCTTTAATTGTTTCTTATCAGTTACCTTTAGTAATTTTTCATTACGCACTCTTATTTTCTATAAGTTTTTCCTTAACCTTACGTCTGCAAATTTATATAAATCTTCTGATTCTCCAAATTTTCTCTGATTCTTATAACCTTTCTTAACGTTTCCATAGCGCGAGCGACAAATACAGGGTTCTAGGGCGTTGCCCTAGAGCGTTAGCACCTTGATATCGCCAAAGGCGCACACCACGACCTTTTGGTCGGGTGCACGCCCTCATTCAAACCAGGTCTTAAGGTAGCTGTCCTTTTGTCTTTCTCTACCTTTCCTTCCCTGTAAAATTAAAATAAAGCCTGCCGCATGGTATAATCCGTTCGTTACGGATCAGACGTTATCGTGAAACGATAACTAGAAAGGACATTCTTCTGTTGATTGGAACATGTGGTTTTCCCACTTTTTTAATTCTTCTTGTTGCTTTTTACGCTGTTTCTCTAGCCTTTTGAAGTATTTTTGTTTATCCCAATTTTGTTTTTGATCACCTTGTAATCTTATTGCATCATGTCTAGCTTGTTCTAGCAATGCTTCATATTCTTCTGTGTTGTCAATTCTTACCTTTTGACCCATTACCCATACAATTCCCTTTTCTATTTTGTCTATCCACAATTTTTCCCGTTCTTCTTCTGTGAATAGTTTGTTCCTGTAATATGTTGGTAAATTTATTTTTGCACCATTTCTTAATCTATATGTTTCAATTGTTTCTCCTTTTTTGTATGTATGTTTATGTGAATCTGCTCGTGATGTGTACCCACCTCCTATACCTGCTGAACATAGGATTACACCCATAAATTCTTTGTGGTCTTCGTCTACCTTTGTAATGTATTTTGTAATGTAATTTATAGTCTTTTCGTTCACGAATGTACCTGTAAACACTATCCCATTCTGCCATTTTTCTTCGACTACTTTGTCCATACCTACTCCCCATACGAGTCCATGTAAATGCACCCGTTCTGTACCATTGTGTCCCAATTCTGAAATGAACCAGTGTTTTACTGAATGTCCTAGTTTTCGTCTGCATCTTTCTAGCATGAGGCGCATTGCTTTTGTTACTATAGTATTTGGGTCTTCGCTGTTGCATAATTTTTTGTATTCTTCTAGTTTTTCCTCTGAAAAGGTTAGTGTCATAAAGTAAGCATTTGGATCATGTCTCAATTCCTCACTCATGCGCACTAACCATTCTCTTTGTTTCTGTTTCCTGCATTCCAAGCATTTTCCACAAGCTGCCGTTACATATAACACTCTATAGTCCTCACATTTTGGAGGATTCCAGTTGTTTTTCTTGTTTGGCAAGTATTTCTTGTTTTTAATTAACTTGGGATAGAGACACATTTTACTTTCCCATATTTAGCTTTTTTGCTAAGTGTGATAATTTTTTGATTCCTGTAAGTAATTCTCCTACTTCGCTGACACCTTTAATTCCTAAATCTACCCATCTTTGGATAATTTCGGTATCTTTTTGATCCAGTTCGTAATCCTTTTGCTTCAATCTCTCGGCTATAGCTTTCACTTCTTCTTTTTGGGTTTCGGTTTGTGCCATTTTGAGCATTGCTCCAGACCATGTATCCACTAAATTTGCTTTATACTGTTCGATCTGCATTTCTGCTGTAGCGTCACCGATCTTGTTTTCACGTTTGAGCATTGCTACTCTTTCTGACAATTCCTCATAGCCTTTTTCTACCATTCGGATATCCCATTGCACTTTTTGCAAATTAAATTGCTCGGTATTAGCTAATGCTTCTTTAAGCACTGATTCTGATTGAGCGACTTCTGCTTCCCAATACAACACATTTTTTCGTTCTCTTTCTGAAAGTACTTGTGCTTCGCTTAATTTAATACCCATTTTTGCCACTTCTGTGTCCACCCCTGCGGTTTTTTCTGCTTCAGCGGTATTCTTCTTTGCTATGGATTCGTTAACTTCAATTTGGCTTTTTAATTGTGCCAATTGCAAAGCCATTCCCATTTGCTGTGCTTTTACTGTTTCTTGGTTACTTGGTGATAGTCCTACACCTTGTGCTTGTCCGCCACCTGTTTGACCTCCTGTTCCACCTTTGGCATACATTAGCGCAGGATTCAATCCTGCTTTCTTTAGATGGTCTACTTGATTCTCCCAATTGGTGTAATCCCAATATTCCATTGCCAGTCCTTGATTGTACTTGGCTTGCTCTTTGTTGATCGCTGCTTGTCTGTATTGTGCCTGTTCCTCGTTGTAACTTTGATTACTACTGGATTGCATTGCTGACGCTGCACCGATAACTCCCATTATTGCTCCTAACATAACTTAATAATTTAAATTTACATTTTTTCGAGCTTTTATCAAAAGCTCTTTACTATATACTTGATATAATATACCACATGCGTACCATTTGCAGTTTTATTAGGGGAAATTTTTACATTTCCCCTGCAAATATCCTTGTGGTCTTACCGCCAAAGTCGGATGACGTTTAGTTTTCACTTGGCGTTCCACCTTCTAATTTGTTCGGTACATCTTTACCGAAATCTTCGGGCTTCACTCCTTGTTCCTTTTTGGCTTTTCTAGCTCTGTCTATCTTTTCCATTGCAGTCAATGCTACGTCCCATCTGTCGGTTCGGATGTTATATTCTGGAAGTACGCCATCTTTCTTTTCTGTAAAAATGATAGGTGCTCCATCCGTGATCGGTTCGTTGTTGTTAACTACTCTGTTTACTTTCTCTTCGATTGTTTCGCCTTCGAAACATTCGCATGGTTTCATTCTGTTTAAGAATGATGGTACTATTCTTGTTTTCATAATTATAAATTTGGAATTTGTTTTGCACTGATAAGTCTACGACATTTGATGTCAAATTTTGTTTGTACCCAAAAGTTCATTGCGTCTAGGTTCGTATCTGCGAATATGTAATTAAACTTCACAGGGTCGATGTACGTTGTCAAGTCGTTTATTGCTGTTGTTCCGAGCGCTGTTCCTGATCTGTATTCGTAATTTCTGTTCATTACCATGAATGCTTCAGAATTATTGTCAGCGAAATTTCCGAACGTTCTGTTTATGTTGGTCATATAATTTATCCAAGCTACTGTTTTACCTACTGCTGGCTGTTGAATTTGACCTGTCGTATTATATTGTCTGTCCCAAAATGCTCTTTGCCAGTTTACGCTATCCTGGTAACCGATTCCGTCTAGCGCTGGTTTATGAATGTCATCTACTGTTTGATGATATGCATAGAACTCGTTTCCTTGTGAGTAATCAATTCGTGGTGTGATTGATCCGATTCCTATGATATAGCATGGTTCTGTTACCTTGATTTTTATGTGACCGCCTTTTTGTCTTTCTGTACTTATACCTCTACCTGCTAGTGTACCTAATGGTTCTTCTCCGCTTGCACTGTTGCTGATCACTTCTTGGAATACGATTTCTTGTGACATGCCACCTTCGAATACAGGTGTTTCACATCTTTCCATGTAGTTTTCTCCCGTAAATACTGTTTCCAGCCAATCACGGTAAGTACCTCCACTTACGGCAATTCTGTTTAACATGTTGTAAACTTTTTGCGCTAAGTTGAGTGCGTCTATTGTCAGTTGTCCGTCACTTACATCTACTGCAGAGATTTCATTGATGCCTTGCACTCCTTCAATCCATTCGGTGTTGATCCAGTTTTGCAATAAATCGCTATTGTAAGTTTTCAGTGCAAGTCCGAATTGGCTTGATGTGGTGTTTAGTAAACCTGTGGTCATTCTTTGCGTGAATGATTTTAACAGTGGTACATCATTACTGTTGTTTACGATGTATGCTGTATTTCCTTTTGTTAAGAGAATTTCGTCTCTTAACTCATCCAATTGTTCTAGATTGTTGTCTACAATTGTAACTCTTTGTTTGGATGTCATACTCCTTAGTATGTATAGATCTTGATTTGATGGTAATTTATTGATTGCGAGATCTCCTCCATCTGCGTCGAAATCACCGATTTCTTCGGGTTTAAACGTTAAATATGTTTCTGACGCTGAGCTGAAGAATGTTAATTCTAGATCATCGTTTTGGAATATACTGGCCGGCTGGAATTGTAGTGTTGATTTGTTATTGATGATTGGTATTTGCATTTTGTCCGGATTATCGCTTACGAATATATCCGTTCCTGTTGTTACTGTTACTTTTGTAACTTTAGGTATTGCTCCGATTGTCCAAAATTTTTCTTCTTGTGTGTTTGCGTAGTAGTTTTTAAATATATCGTAGTAGCCGATTAGTGGTACTGCGTTTATGTCTACGTTGACATTTTGTCCGGTATCGCCGGTTATCATACCATATCCTCTTACGCCTAGATATGCTAATAAGCAACTTGGATTGATTTGTGTCCATGGATGATTGTTGTTGGCTTGGTATGGATTGTCTGCTATTGTTAGTGTTGCTCTCAGTTGTGGTAATTTGATTTGGCTCATATCGAGTCCGATTTTTGTCCTGTTGTTATGTAACCAGCTGTTATATAATCGGATAGGTACACTAAATATATGATTTTCGTGTTTAAAACTACCAAACAGTGGCCCTACAGTTGGATGAGTTAGTACATGACTTTCGATATCAATGTCTAATGTGTCTCCTTTTTGTGCCAGTAAACATAAGTTTGGTACGAGTGTTCCAGGGCTTTGAGTATTTCTGAATATGGTTGATAGATCATGAGTTGACATGTTGTATGTCCTTAAATCTACTTCCATTTTTTTGTTATCACCGATGGTATTTTTACCAATGTTTTTCTTTAGTGTCATAGTTTATTCCTCCGTTTCTTGTTCTTTTAGTTTCTTTTCATGTTCAATTGCTTCTTTCATTGCAAAGAAGAATGCGCTTACTAGATTCCAGTCAGTTTTGTTGATCTTCATTTCTGCTGCTTTTCTGCTTTTGAATACTTCTTCTGTTGCTAGATGATTCCCAATTGTGATCATCCATTTTTCACCACTTTCATCAGTCGGTCTGATTTGAAAGCATTCTTTCATGTCTTTAAATTCTCTTTCCATTGTTAATAATTTTTAGGATTAATATTAATGTTTGTACTATCCACCGAATTAGTTGATGTTTGTTCGGTTTTTTGATTGCTGTTACTATTATTTTTACTGATACTTATTGACGCAGTACAGCTTTGTACTGTCAGAACTGCTGTAATACTGATAATTGCAGTACAAATGATTTCTACGATTTTGTAAATGATTTTTTTCTTATCCATCTGTAAATAATTTAAGTTGGTGTTTTTTTAATTCCTTTTTTAATTCTTCGTCTTTGTCGTAAATTTTCTCACATAATAGCCTCCTTTCTTTTTTAGTGAATATATAGTGCTTTTGTATTTCATCATTGATTAATTCGAATCCTTGTATTTCTTCATCTGTATGACTATTATACCATACGAATGTTTTCATTGCTTTAAATGTATTGAAATACTTTTGACCGACATTATATATTGTTCTTAATTTCTGTTTCTTTTTCATTCTTTAGCATTATTTTGTTGGTTTCTACAATGCATACAAGTTCGTTTATCTCGTCATTGTTTAATTCGGTTGCGATACCTATCGCTGTTTTGTACGTCCATTTTGCTTCCAAATTAAATATTACAATTTGATTGGTCGCTTTGTTTCTTTTGATAATTGTCCAAT